GTTACTGCGATGCTTAGCATTTGGTCAGCTCCAATCGGCTATCAAGTAAATCGTCAATGAACTTATCAACGATGTGCTTCTTAGAATCAATTGCATTGGCGCGTGTAGTGATGGCGTGTGATAACGCTTCATCTATTTCTTGTATTGTCTCGGTATCCATACCTATCCCATAAACGAATAAAGCCCAAACCTGTTGGCTGGGCTGATTAAGTAGATGGCAATACCTGTTAACGAAAGTGTAGCAAGAGATTGTGAACTTTTCTGTCAAGTTTTATCTGTTGGCAATGACTCCAGCCAAATCATACAAACTGCCACGGCGATCAATGTTGTTAGCCTTTACGATCTTATACACCTGGCGTTGAGTTATCCCTAGCCACAATGCGATTGCCTCAACATCTAAAAAGAACTTACGGCTTGGGTTGCTCATTGCCAAAGCTACAAGGCGCAGCACTGTCCACGATTGTTTGCACCCAAAGCAACTCACATCGCTCATAAGGTTTTCTGCATCAATGACCACGAACTTATGGCAATCATCTGTTGGGCAGGGAATCCTGCGCGGTTGCTCAACAAATTGCTTCGCTGCTGCCATTCCTTTTGCGTGTTGCTCTTTAACCTCATTGTAAAAGTCTGATGCCCATTCTTGGCCTAGTGTCCACTCAAGGTGGGCAAGTTGAAAGTCACAGGCAACCTGCACTTCCATATCGGTTGTTCGTTCCTTCTTCAATAGCGCGGGCGGTGTCAGCCGTCTAGCGGCGCGAATCTCTGACTCCCAACTATGCAAGATGCCTAGTAACTCAATTGCCATTGAGTAATCTAAGGCGTTGACATTGACCCCAATTGACCTTTCAGCCGATGCCGCCCCTGACCCCGACCTGCCTGGTGCAATGTGAAAACCTGCCTGATACTGCAGATCAGGGATGTTTGTGAGCCACACAATTATTGCCTGATGGCATCGGCGGCACACGATAGATTCATTGGCTGGGCGGAGGCAGATGTTGCAGTTCATTTAATCTCTTTCTTGTAGCCACAATTGGTGCATCGGACAACCCACAAACTTGAAAGAGGCGCAATAACTCGCCAATGGTAATTCCTGCAAAACAGGTGTCGCAGTCGTTTCAAAATGGCACCTCACTTGTTGTTCCTAAAGGTTCCCTTGTGGAACCGAAGTAGTCGGGCGGTTGCTGACCAAAGACTGTTAGCGGCCTGCAGGTGTGGGTGGCAAGCACGATTGGCTCTGCCACCTTCATCCGCGTTGCCGTTCTTCGAGTTGCCTCAAATGAAAGGGCGGTGCGATGGATTTGGTAAGTGTCTAGGCCAGCCGTGAGTGCCACTAACTCATCTGCAAGGTTGAGTCGGTTCGTATCAAGTTTGATGTCACATCGGCTAGTTGCACTGACCCCTGCCCAAATGAGATTGCCGCAATTTCTACAATCAATGGGTTTGAAATCTAACTCACTCATTGGGCGTTCCTGACCCGATCGTAATGGTGTACCTATTACCGCTTATATACATAAGCGGTACAGTACGCACACCGATTACGCTCAATACTGCCTCTGTACCTAAAATAAAAAGGTACACAAAAGGTACAGTACGGTACACCTCAATTCACCTTCAATTGTGTGATTTCGGCATCCAAAAGGTTGAAATTGCTCTTGCCTAAGTCGGTGATGTAGAGAATGAATGACCTGTCATTGCCACGGTTTTCTATCCAACCACCTGCCAACAGGTCAGACAATCTCTCGCCAATGGCATCCTTTGACCCAGTAATGCCTTCGGCAATGAATCTGCGGGTACACCCTGGATGGTTGTGGATAAACTCAGCGACCTCTTTTTGCTTCTTGAACTCTTTGTTGCTCTCTAGCTCGTCCTCAAGCAATGGCACACTAATCACATACTCAATCTGCGCCCTAGTCGAATCAATGGTGAACACTGCTGCCTCTTGGGTCCTATCTGATTTTCGCCACATCCCTGCAATCTTGCGGATAAATCCTGGGCGATCCTTAGTCACTCTCATTGTCAGCGTTCCTGTTCTACCAGGGGCAAGTGCTTCCAACGGCTCGACAAGATAGGCAGCGCCATCAATGGTTGCTAACTTTGCCTGCCCGCCGATGGCAAAGCGCCCCCGTGTCTCTGCGTTCTTTGTGATGTGATCAATAAGCACAACGGCAGCGCCACTGGCGGTGGCTACTGTTCTTGGGAATATGCGCATCCATCTTGTTATGGCATCGTTGTCTTTCGTCTCTCCGCCCCACATGGTCAGGGATTCGGTAACACCATCAATGATGATGAGTTCGGCAGAATCAGGCTCAAGGATGGCTTGCCAATATGGATCGTCAACATCGCGTGGCCCATCAGGGCGGATGTAGGTGAAGTATTGCAGCAGGTTAGCTCGACTCACGCCTAATGACTTCATACGCCCAACTACATCTGAAGCATCTGATTCAAAATCTATGTAGATCACCTTTTTGTCAGCCTTGAGGCACTCAGCGCTGGCAATTTGTGCTACCCATGATTTTCCTGATTCAGATTCACCGTAGATAGAGTGAACACGGCCATTGTAGATAAGGCCGTGACCATCGGTGCGCTTGAGGATGGTAGCAATGGGTGCTTGAAATAAGCCATCAAAGTAATCCTTCAGGGCGATTGGCTTCCAACTGGATTCATCATCGCTAGGCGGTGGTGGGCTTTGTAATGTATTTGTGGGCATCAGTGCATTGCTTGAATCAAAAGAATTAAGACCCTGCGCCCCGTAGCCTTGATTTCTTAGATCGTTGGCTGCTGCCTTGAAGTCTCCACCGTGTTTAAGTGTGGCATAAAAGGCAAACTTAGAATAGGAAGTCTCTGATTCAAACTGTGTGCTAGTAGTAAAGACAAAGAACTTATCGTTGCCATTAAAGTTTGTGGTGGCGCTGATGCCTTCGGCCTTGCCTGGTCTGCGCCATACTGTTGCCTCATTTTTGCGATAGACAACTGCCCAGCCAAGCGGCACAAGCAATTCTTCCCAAGTGTTGCGGGCGTTGTAATCATCGCCAGGGGTGAGGATGCCATCGTGTTTAGTGGCTACTTCTTGCTGGATGGATTCAGCTTTAGGCATCTCATCAAACATTGCAAAGATATTGTGCAACGCTGATCTCTGTTGCATTGTAATTGTCGGGATGGATTCAATTGAGCCACCTATTAGAACCCAGTTGCCACCTGAAGGATGTGTGGCACCGCAACTTGGCGCCGTGATCGTGAAGCCACCTTCGCTTCGCGTTTCGGCCCATACATCCACACCGCCGTTTTCACCAGGCTTTCGCGCTAACTTAGTGTTTCCTGGTAGTTCACCATTGGATACACGGTAAAGCCAATGAAGCCCGCCCGATGGCGTAATCTCCACATAACCAGCGTTGAGAGTGTTCCATAAATCGCCAAGCCCTGAGTTATTGGCAATCTCTGCAATGTCCAAGTGCATCTTTTGAGCTACTGCCCGACCTTCAAGTTCAAGCATCTCTAAATTGCCTGATACCTTGCCAGTGATGACACCAATGCCAGTCACATTATCTTTGAACCACATGAGTAATTCATCAGGTGTTGGCAGTTCTTGCTGAAACCTTTGCCACGCAAATGCAGGTCGCTTTGATCCGTCATTGGCAACTGGCACAACAGAAATGCCTTGCTTCAAGAAACGCAGGGAGATTGGTAGCAGTTCATTCATCATCTGCAACCATGCGCGAGATAATCCACTCCACAACAGGCACCGCTACCGCATTGCCCATTTGCTTATATCGGCTTGAGTCGGCTTGTCCATCTGTCCAATTATCAGGAAATCCTTGAAGGCGCTCACATTCAGTTGGTGTGAGTCTGCGCACTACTGATTCAGTTGCAACTGCAGGTGCCTGTTGCCTATCTAATGTGTATGCAGGTGCGCCTTCGGCACCAATGCCAGTTCCATTTTGGTGCTTTTCTAACTCTCTTGCATCATCTATTGGAAATACCATTGGCACATTTCCCCCGCCTGTTCCATATCGTGAAATAACTGTTGGCACAATGCCATCTTCATACACTCGTACATCATTAACACGGGTGCCATCAATAATTAGAACTGTTGCGTAAGCCTCACCATTGTTATCCATTGCGTTCAAAGTTGGTGCCACCCCACCTTCATTCCAGGATTCATAATCGTTGACATTCTGCGCCCGCTTAGCTTTCGTGAAGAACAAGGTGGCCACTATTTACATCTTGGTTGACAACAGTTGATTTGTGATACAACTCTGCAGGTATGCAATTTGCTATATCTTTTCCGTTTGAGAGACTAACTCCAGTGCTGCCTGAAGTTGCGGTGGCAGTGTCTTTTCTCGTCTGTTTGCCCTGCGCAAGATACCCTGCGCGGCTTTCGGCGATAGCGAGTATTTCTTCAGGTGCTGCCCCTGTGTCTCCAAGACATCCGACAATGAACACTCTACGGCGGCGTTGGGGTACTCCGAAGTGTTGAGCATCAAGCACCCTGTAGGCGATGCGATACCCGCGCTCAACCAACGCTTCAAGAACAACGGCCATGTCTGCCCCTTGATTGCTGGAAAGTAAACCAGGGACATTTTCGAGGATAAAATTTTGCGCTCTTGTTTCGTCAAGCAATCGGCAGATTTCCCAAAATAATCCTGATCGAGAACCACCCAATCCTGCTCGTTTTCCAGCCACTGATAAATCTTGGCAGGGGAATCCGCCTGTGATAATCCCAGTTCTAGGTTCAAATCCTGCTGCAATGAGTTGTTCACCTGTGACCCCCGTTATGTCTCCGAATATAGTTGATTGTGGAAAATGCTTCTTCAATACTTCTTGTGCATTTTTATCTATTTCAATTGATGCAACTACTTTTACACCATTGCGCTCTAGTGCTAAATCGAAGCCACCAACACCTGCAAATAAACTAACTGCAGTTCTCATCTCTACCCCCGTTCGCTAATCTTGCGTGGCGTTGCAGGAATCGAACCTGCAGTTGCATCCCCCGATGCAATCCCTCATCTGTGAACCATCACAACGCCGATCTCTTGGGGCAGAAAGGACAAGCACCCCAAGAAGTTTAGTTAGTCGGTTTTGCACCTAACTGCGCAAGCAATGCTTGAACGGCTGGGTCGTTGATGTTGGCGGGGGCTTGTGCCACCGCAACTGGCGCAGGCGCTGCACCTGCGTTACCAATAAATGCGTTTGCCTTAGCCACTGCATCGGCATCGCCTGTTGCATCGAGCAGAATCCACGGCGCTGACTTTCCGGGCTTTGCAGTTCCCTGACCAATGCGTGCTAATACCTTTTGGCCAATCTTAGTTTTCAATGCGTTCTTCAAAGCTACATTGAAGAATAATACTGATTCGTGATTGAAGCCTGTATCTAAATCATTGATACGAACTTCAATTGCATCGGCATCACCGTGAACTGTCGCAATGCCTGTTTTGTATTCAATTGCTTCAAGAATCAACAGGTGGCCATTGAGATCGGCAACCTTTACTGATTCTGAGTTACTGCTCGGTGCTGAAAATGCCATGTGACATTCCCCCGTTTCTTTTTGTTTGGGTGTTAGTTCGTTTCTAACTCTGTTGGCGGTGTCAATTCCGCTAGTTCTTTGGCAATGTCGTTGATTGTTTTGGCTGGGATTGTGCAGGCGCAACCATCACGCTCACACATCAGTATCACCATTGCAAGCAACTGATAGGTCAGTGCTGAAAGGTCGGTAGTAAGGGCAATACATACACATTCTGCTAGGTGTTGCTGGAATCAACGGCCACATCTCAGGCGTTGTTTCGACATCAATGGTAGATAGCAATGAATACACTGAGTCAAGGCGAGCAAGAGCATCTAGTGCTGCCTGCTCATCGTAATCAAATAATTCAATGTGCATATCTTCAATTGACCCGCCCGTTGGCAAGAATACAAGGCCAACTTTGTTTACGGTCACGCCAGTTTGTGCTTTGCCGTAACCATAAAGCTGAACCTGAGTAATCTGTTGACTATTAGCACCTTCACTGCGTTTGGCTTTAACACCTGCAGGTGATGTGGTTTTCCAGTCAAGCACATAACCTTTTTCAATGTCATAAAGGTCAATAGTGCCTGCAAGGTTGGCGCGAATCTTTACTTTCTGCTCAACCTCGTAACGATCAGGCATCGTGCTAAAAATACCTTCAAGAAATGAATGGATGGCGGTGCCGACATTGGCAGCCCAAGAACCGCCACCCGATTCATTTGCCTTATCCCAGTCCAGCAACTTATAGGCAAGTCTGCGTACACATTCTTGACCTACTTCAGATGGACCGATGTAAACCTGTTGGCTTCGTGGAGACCACTTGCTTGCTTCACTGATGATGCCACCGATTTCAACGGCTAACTGTTGCGCTGGATTGTGTAAAGGCGTGAAAGTCATTTGTTAATTGTCCTCATTCACAAGAGAGAATCTGCGGGATGTAGATACTATCTCAAGTGCCTCTATTACTTGTATAGGTAGGATTTCGCGAGCGCGTTTTGTGTCAAAGCGCCTCGTTTCAACAAATGTGTAGCGAACAACAGGGCGGTTAAGAAACATCCCTAGTTGGTTATCGCCTAATGCTCGCTCTATGTGTGCGCGAGCAACATCTGCAACTTCTTGCAGTTCTTTGATCTTGACTTGGGCAGATTTATATTGCTCAAGCCAAGCGGCGGTGTTGGCATCAAAGTCCACCACGCCTGTTTCTATTTCAACGCTCATATTGACCCCCATCAATAGAAATTGTTGCGCTTGAAATGTTCCCACGCTCCGCAAGGACCGCTAGAACCATATCTTCGGCCAATGTAGGCCAGTGCTGCAATCGTCTGAGCAACAGTTGATTTACTGCGCTTCATACCAAGATTGCGATAAGTGCCATCCAATAACTGACCAACACCTGATGCGGTGCTAGTGGGATTCTTCTTATCTGACCAGGCGCTTTCCTTGCTCATAAGAGAGTTAAAACACCTGAACTGATTTGCGGTAAGTAGCTCGCGAGCCACTTCCTTTGGATTTACCTGCATCAACGCTGGGCGATCTTTGTAGATAACCAGTTGCGGTATTGCAGGCGGTGCCATTATTGCTTGAACTGTTAATGAAGTTCCTACGCTAACCACAATGATTAACGCAAGCCTTCGGATAAGTTTTTTGTCTGTTGGTGTAATGGTGCTGCTCCTTGTTCAGTTGCTAACCACTTGCCCACAATTCGCTTTGCATAACTAGGCGATGTGTTCAATTGGCCTGCAATTTCGTTGACAGACAACCCTTTTTTATGTAATTGGATAATGTTAAGTGCCATACCTTTGAAGGTGACACCCTTATCCTTTACAACAACGGCATCTCTTTCGGTTGGCGAGTTGCCACCCCAAATACCGTGAATTATCTGTTTTTCTAGTGCGTACTCCAAACACTCCTTTTCGTGAATACAACTTGTGCATATTGCTTTAAGTTGGTGCAGTCTTTCTGCCTCTTGTATGCGGTTGATGGGGAAAAAGAAATCTTTATCCTCAACATCTGCACACTTTGCTTCATCAAATCGTGGTAAATCAACAAAGAAATCAAAACCTTTCAATGCTTTTCTGCCAGCCATTGTTGAAGGTCCTGGATTACCCAGGCTTGTTCAATCCCAGCGTTTCGGCGCTTGAGAATGATGTAATGCAATGGCACCTCGGATAAACCGCGAGCCTTCGCATAGTTTTCTGCCTCAACTTCAGCTTCACGCCAAAATTCAGGCAAACTTATTGTTTTACGATTCTTGAGTTCAAGAATGTATTGCTTGCCAGCAATGATTGCGACTAGATCGCCTTCATCGTGCTTACCAGCCTTCACCAAACGCTCACACAAGGCACCAGCACCGCGAAGCCAACGCATAACATCGGTTTCAAATTGTGCGCCTTTGCGCCCGTTTGGGTTAGCCACTATTGAACTACTTTAAGTGATGGGTAATTGCCTTGAGCCTCACGCCCAATGCGGGCAAACTTGACTGCTCGAATTAAATCTTCAGCCAAAATCAAGGCTTCTTGCTCAGTCATACTGCAAAGTAATGGTGCGCCATCGCCTAGATTCTCGCGTGCAGTTTCTAGTCGGTCAAAATGGCCTTCGGCCTTGACTGATTCTGCGCAGATTCCTTGCAGTTCCATCAACATTTTGTAGTCAAAATTGCCGACCACATCTTCAAGCATATCCTTGACTGCATTTTGTTCCTCTAAATAGAGTGCAATGTGGCCATCTGAGTGATTGTGAATTGAAAATAGCGGTTCGCGTGCTTTGTTTTCAAAATTCAATTGCCTTCACCTATTTCAAAAGCTGAGATAATGATTGCATATAAGGCTAATACGCCAATAATCAGACAAATCAATCCTAACCAAAACATTTGTTTCCTTTCCGTTCAAAGTAGGTGCGCACATACTACACAGACTTGAACAGTGCAACGCTTAGACTCGCTGAACCTCAATCTGAAAAGGTGCGGCGGTGTTAATGTCGTATTTGGCAGATATTGCAAGCGCCTCAAGAATCCGATCTGCCGCCCAATCTGATTGAGCAAGGTTGGGCAGTTGCCCCGCCAATGCGCCTAGCGCGTAGGCAGAGCCTGAGCCGATTGCATACAGGCCATCTTGCGATTGGCTAATATCTAATTGATCGCCGATTTCAAAGACATTGCCAGCAAAGGCCATCAAGAAGCCAAAACTTGCGCCATCTTTGTCAAAGTCGTATCCGTTAGCTCGAAAGGCAACAATGATGCTTGGCACAATCTTTTTGCCCACAAAGGCAACTGGGTTAGTGCCATCGTAGGCTGGCGGTTTCCAGTTGTAGGTCAGAATATCCCCTGGCCTGCAATCGCCCCGCACTGCCAGCAAGTATTTGCCTAGTTTGACGATCTTTGGAGTGCTTGGCGAGATGATGCGCTTGTCACCGTCTGTAATCTGAGAGTCTGCCCCTAGCATGGCAAAATCAGGCCCTTGGTAGGCAATGGCGGTAGTCATGGGGTAAGTGTAGGGCAAGGCGTGAAAACCCTAGCAATTCCCCAATTCTTTGGGTTTCCACGCCTCAATCTGACTCTAACACGCACAAATCCTGTTATCAAATCGTTATGTGTCTTAGGGGTCAATCTTGCCCATGCGTATATACAGGTGCTATCTTTATCTCAATGGGGAACGGCCCCTAAAGATCGGATAGCAAAATGGAAAGATATGCAGCAATTTGTAAAGACTGCGGAACCTATGTAATCAATCGCCAAACTAACCACAAACTTTATGGTGAGTGCGAAAGAGAACAAGCAAAGGCAGGTAACTAATCATGTCAGTATCAAAATCACTAGCAATTGAAATCACTGATGAGATTGAAAAATCAGTTAAGGCAATCCTTGCAAAGCACAATCTTCAACTATTAAAGCAAAACACAAAGTATGGCAATGAATACAATTACACTGTAAAGGCAGTTGCAGTTACTTTGAGTGAGTCAGGTGTAAATCTAAATTCACCTGAAGCACAAAATTGGTTGGCAGTTGGAACTTCTTATGGATTCAAAAACCCATCAGATGTTCTAGGCAGTACCTTTATTCATGCTCGTAAGGAATACAAATTTATGGGCATCAATCTGCGCAAAGAAAAGTTTCCACTTTCAGCAATTGAAGTTGCAACAGGAAAGCAATATGGATTCCCATTAAAGGCGCTTATGCAGTTGCCTGACTTTGATGAAACTCAAGTCTCAACTTGGATTCGTGGAGATATGGGTTTGCCTTTTAATGCAAAGGTAATCTCATTATGAAACTAAAAGATGTTGCTGATTACCACTTAGAACAAGCAAAAGAAGCAAACTCTTGCAACGAACGCCAGCAAGAGGAATATCACCTTGAGATGCTTTCAGCATTACTTGAAGAAATGGGTGAGTAATGTTTTCAACCAACTACACCTGCAAGTGCAATGCCTGCAAAGAAACATTTGAATCAGTAATGAAAGTCAACCTATGCCTGCCTTGCTTTGAGGCATACCTAGCGAATTTGGAGAATAAATAAAATGGGTGCTTACAAAAATCTAGTAATTGAAGTAGCAGATAATATGTATCAAATCAGTCGTGACCTTAATCAAGCAAGTGAAACATCAGACTTTGACGAGATGAAGCGCTCACTACGCAGTGCAATTGTGAACTCTGCATTAGTCATTGCACAAATTCAAGAATTGGAGCGTTGAGATGATTACAAAGCGTGGCAAGCAAGTACGCGCAATTGCTCTTTTGATTGGCGTAATCTTGATTTGGCAGGTTTCTGTAAACCTTTGGTGGGTTGGCATTGATGCACCCAGCGCCCAGTTTCTTGGCTGGTGTTGGGGTTCAATGAGTCAGTGCGTAGTTCTATGACACCACTTAGATCAATCCGCGTTGCCACCGACCTTTGGCAATCGGTACAAGCCAAAGCAAAGAAAGAAGGCACCACCGCCACCGCAGTCATTGTTGAGGCATTGCGTAGATACATCAAATAATTAAAGAGACGAAAAACCCCCTGCAGGAACGGCTGCAGGGGGTTTTTCTATGGGGGCGTTTTAGCGCCTAAAACTATCCTAACAAAAATGTGTAATCTGTAAATCTTTCTTCAATGTTTGAAAACCCAGGAACCTGGCCAACCATAGTCGGCATTGCCACATAAGTTGGCACCGACACCTGCAACTGCATATACGATAAATCAATGGCTTCAGCTCGTTTACTGACATCAATCATAGAATTAAAAACCAATTGTTTTGCCCCGTATGCGTGAGTTGAAGTGCCTTGTAACAATCGCCCTACCCCATTGGCAATTAGATTGCTTTCAATCCTGTTGCACCCAAGATAAACCATTTGCCAATCATCAGGCAAATTGGCAATAAACACATCCCATAATTGTTCAAAATTAGGGTGCAATTCTGCATCATCTTCAAATATAAAAACATTGCCAGCATCTTTATATTGCTCAATCACGCCACGGTGACTTAGCGCACAAGCCTGAACACCAGTAATGCCCAGTTCTTTGCCATCAATAGCTTCAAAGCGTTCAAAGGTAATCTTGTGAGCATCTAACTGCTCTTTAATCTGCGCCATTCGATCAGGCCGTTTAGCAAGATTGATAACAATAACTTTTTCAAATATCTCGTTAAATGTCGGTTTCAATCTCGCCTGCAATGCTGGCATAGGCCGCCAAGTCCACAAAACTATCAAGATGATCAGGTGATTCAATCAACCTAGCAACTTTGACAAGTGCAAGGCACATCGCAGCTTGAGATGGAGAAATTTCTTGTTCTAAATAAATTGACCATAAACCAGCAATGCGCTGATGGTTAGTTAGTGGCTTTCCATAATTTTTATTGCGATCACCGTGAGTAAGGTGCTTGGCTTCATCTAAGATTTCACCGCGTTCCATCATCCCCCATCTCATACCAGCCATCTCCCCAAAGGGTTAATAATCGCTGAAAGTAAGCCTCGTATTGAAGGCCGATAGTATCAAGGTTATAGAGCGAAACTGCACGATTGCGGATTTTAGCCCTATCTAGCAATTTTACCTTTTCGGCACTAAGGGTAAATTCACGCAAAGTACGGCATCTAAAGCCTGAAACCCCATCAGGGTTGTTCTCAGTAAAAGCACCCCAATCAGTTGTGATTGTAGGCGTGCCACAAGCCTGTGATTCGATCACTACATTGCCAAAGGGTTCGACATAAAGAGTTGGGGCAAAAGTTGCTATTGCTCCACCCATCAGTTTAGCGCGTTGTTCAGGTCCAACTGACCCAACAAACTCGCCGTATCCTGATTGCTCACCAGGACCAGCCAAGATGAGCCGTTTGCCTAATCTTTGGCAGACTTCTTGGGCAATTCGGTAGCCTTTTCGGTCAATTAAGCGACCAATAAACAGGTAATACTCGCCCTTTTCATCACCTAAACCATCGCCCAATGGGAACATTTCAGGTTCTAAATACCCTGGAATCACCGCATCGTAGAACTGGCCATCGGCAGTTGTTGGGTTTTTCCACCCTGCATAGATTGAGTGCATCCAGGCATAGGACTCAAACACCCGAAACTTGGCAAACACACCGCCGTAGCCAACGCCAAACTCCACTGCCGTGTGCGCTGGGAAGGCATCGGCAATTGGCTTTTGTGCGCTGCCACCGATGAGACAAATGAAATCTTGCTTCTCAATGCGCTGGGCAATTTCTTCAATCGCCTTTGCATTGAACTTATCCCAAAGCCAGCCATCAAACGGGAACTGGGTGTAGTGAGGCACGACCTTTACTGCCTCTGCTCGATCTGTTTCGCTCACGCAGGTGATCAACTCTGTGACAGGTGCTTCGACTTCCTCACCTGCATAAAGAAATACTTCGTGGCCTAAGTCGTGCATCATTATGCAAAAGCGGCGCACCTTTTCAGTGAAAGCGCACCCTGCAAACTCTTTTGTTACTTGTGTGTGTGGCAGTGCCACGATGTGAAAACGCATTGATTCCCCCGAATCTGTTGTTTAGTTTTCCAGTGTTGTTAAACGAGCTGCAAGTGCCTTGTTCTCGGCTGATAGTTCTTGGATTGCTTTGACAAGGATTGGAATTAAACGACCCTGGGTTGCTTCTAGTTTTTCAGGGTTATCGCGGTAGGTAAGTTGCAAATGATCTGCCAAACCTGTCGCATCTTCAGCGGCGACTAAATCTTGCGCAATAAAACCAGCATCGGCAATGCCAACTTTGCCGCCATCTCGCATATTCCATTCAAACTTGACGGGCTTGAGTCCGTTGATGAAGTCAAGTCCTACTGCTAGTGGTTCAACATCTGTCTTGTCGCGTGCATCTGATAGTGCGGTGATTGAGGTTACCTGGCAGCGTAGGGTTGCAATAGATGAATCGCCAAGTGTAATTTGGTTAGATACAGATGTTGTAGTTGCTTGAGCATTTGTTCCAATAATAATATTGTTACCACCAGTAATTAAAGAACTTCCTGCTTCGCGTCCAAGAGCAACATTAGTAGCACCGCTTGTAGCAGAATATAAAGCATTTTCTCCAGCGGCTACATTGTAACTTCCGCCAGTAAGAGAACGTCCAGCATTGGTGCCTATTAAGGTATTACGTTCTCCAGTTAATGCACTTGTTCCAGCAGCATAACCAACGGCAACGTTATTAACGCCAACTACAGTTGCCTGTAATGCTCCAGCACCAATGCCAACATTTTGAGTTCCTATAGTGCTTGCACCAAGAGCATAACTTCCTATGGCAACATTATTACTACCAGTTGTCTGTGCATCTAAAGCAAAGGCACCTACTGCAACATTCTCAACACCTATAGTATTGCTTTCCATAGCAGCAGTGCCTACGGCAATATTGTGATATCCAGTAGTATTAGCAAACAAAGCACTTTTTCCAAGAGCCGTTATTCGTGCGCCAGTAGTATTAGAGTATGCAGCCTGCATACCAAAAGCAACATTTTCATAACCAGTTGTATTATTTCGTAATGCGTCTGCGCCTATAGCAGTATTGTTGTAACCTGTTGTATTCCCATCTAGGGCAGTATATCCAACCGCAACATTGTTGGTACCAATGGTATTTGTGCTTAATGCACCTACACCAATTGCTGTATTTTGGACACCCGTAGTATTGGAAGTTAAAGAGTTGTAACCCACGGCAGTATTGTTTGTTCCTATTGTGTTTGCATCAAGAGCGCCACTACCAATAGCCGTGTTATTGGCACCTGTTGTATTTGCTAACAAAGCAAAATAACCAGCAGCCGTATTATTACTGCCAGTTGTGTTATTAAATAGTGCGCCATTGCCAACGGCGGTACCGTTGTAACCAACGGTGTTGTATCTTAATGCTCCGTAACCAACGCCAGTATTTGCGGCACCTGTTGTATTGCTCTGCAAAGCGTATGTACCAAATGCCGCACCACTTGCTGCTGTATTCACCGCAAGTGCGCTAGTACCATAAATTGCATTGTTGGTGCTATCAGATAGTTTGCTGGCAATATCCCGCGCTTTAGTCACTTGGTTGCTCCTTTAATTGTTCTGCCCATTGCTCAAAATTGCCCGTGAATTTCAACGGTCCGATATGAGAACAGGTCATTGTTGGGTCAAAATAAATAGAAAAGCCCCCGTTTGTAAGTTTGTTGCACGCGGTGATGTCCTCTGAGATCAAATCACCGTTTTCAACCTTGACTTCAAATGCCCATCGGACATCTGCGCCGTTGTGGGTGTATTGCTCACTGTTATCCCATAGGTATTGCGCAGCTTTTGCCGACATCCGCAGGAACCCAGTGCCTAATGCTTCAACTTTAATCAGTCCAGCCTCATTCTTTATCAAATCTTCAGGCTTGCACTTGACCACATACTGCTCAACAAGTGACTTCTTGCGGGCGGTGCCACCGACTACATCGGCATCGTGGTCCAGCAATTGAAGCAACCATTCAGGTTGCCACTCCATATCGGCATCAATCCAAATAATGTCATCAAAGCCATTGTTGACCGCAATTGCCAAGAGGTCGTTTCTAGCTCGTTGAACCAATGAGTCATAGGACATATAAATTGGCACAAAGTTCACGCCATTTGCCATTCCTAAGCGAATCGAGTTCACAAGTGAGTTGGCATACCACACATCAACCTTGCCATCATAAGACGGCGTGGCAATCAAAACATTACGAACATCCCCCTGGTTGCTCATTATGCTAGTGAGTCCACATCAAAGTCATCAACCTTTGTCTCTGTGACAGGTTGAGCAATCTGTGTTGACTCGTACTGTGAATCATAAACAAGGTCAAGGTGGGCGACATTTGCCAAGTCAAAGAGTTCAGCCTTTGTAAACTCGCCTGGTGCCTTTGCTGCCTCAACATCGGCTTGCTTGTTGAACTTTGACACATAATCGTTGAGTGAGTATTCAACCTCAATATCCCACTTGATTACTTTGCCGTCTAAATCAACGGTTGGAACCGCCTTTGTCAGTGTCTTTGCTGCCTGATCTGCATACGGTGTTGCCATTAGTTAACCTTGCTTTCTAGTTCGGTGACCTTTGCGGATAGTTCTTGAATTGCCTTGACCAGTATTGGAATTAAACGGCCTTGTGTGGCCTCTAACTTTTCAGGATTGTCACGATAAGTCAGTTGCAAATACTCTGCCAACTGCGCTTCATCCTCTGTTGCCATCAACTCTTGGGCAATAAAGCCCGCATCCTTGATGCCGACCTTGCCGCCATCTCTCATATTCCAAGTGAAGGTGACAGGATGCAGTTTGTTGATGAAATCAAGACCGACTGGAATTGACTCAATGTCTGTCTTATCACGGGCATCAGATAGTGCGGTGATTGAGGTGACTTGAGCGCGAATGGTTGCAATGCTTGAATTACCAAGTGTAATTGCGTTTGAAGCGGTAGCAGATGATGGGGCAGCCAAATACCCAATAAAAGAATTATTTGTGCCAGTAGTTGTAGCATACCCTGCTTGCAAACCTATGCCAGTATTATTTCCACCCGTTGAATTGTACAAAGAAGCAACACCTACAGCAACATTGTTGCTATTCGTTGTATTCACTGCTAACGCACCAGCACCCAAAGCGACATTCGCTTGACCTGTAGTGTTGCCATTTAATGGGGCAACATAGGAACCATCCCAGTAAGCGCCAATAGCGATATTTGCAGAGCCAGTAGTGTTGGAGTTCATTGAATTGTAACCAACTACAACGTTATAGCCACCAGTCGTATTATTCGTCAATGAAGTTGTACCGATAACGGTATTTCTTATCCCTATTGTATTATAGTACATAGAGTTTTTGCCAACAGCTACATTCTCGGTACCTGTCGTGTTGTTATAGAGAGCAATGCGACCTACAGCTACATTGTTACTACCTATTGTATTACTTGCTGCCGCTCCAGCGCCAACAGCAACGTTTTCAGTGCCAGTAGTATTATTTGTCATTGACTGCCAGCCAACGGATGTGTTGTAAGAGCCTGTAGTATTATTATACATAGACTGGTATCCAAATGCGGCGTCGCCAGTTCCTGTTGTATTTTCATTCATAGCATACATACCGACGGCAGTGTTTTCAGTAGCGGTCGTATTTTTATTAAGAGCGTTCTGCCCTATGCCAACATTGTTACTACCG